ACTTCAAACGAGTTACGATTTACCCTGACACCCAGCGCTTTACGCTGTGCTTCATTGGCCTGTTCAAGCATTTCAGAATCACCAATAAAACGGGCGATTGCTTTCTTGCTCAGTGCGGCGCGAAGGTTTCTGGTGTCTACCATGCATTCTGTTACTACATGACCAAGGCCAGCGCGGATTAGCTGGTCACGGTTCATTCTGAGCTTGTGGCGCTCATTGCCAACTTCCACGAGAATCCACGAATGCCCGTCAGCCATGCGAGATACTGTGTACTGTCTGCCGTTGTGGGTGACTGTGGTTGTCATGATACCTCCCGGGCGCGGAGCATTGCGTCAGACATCTGGTATGAATCAGTAGCAACGCCGTCTCTCCAGCCTTCCTGAAACCCTTCAGTTTCAGCATGATTGAGGTATTGTGCGAAACAAATACCTAGTGCTTTAGCCGCAAAGTAGTCACGTATCGTCATGTCATCTGTAGTGACTGAAACTTCTTCCGGATATGGCTTGTCATCAAAGCGGTAAAGCAGGTCGTAATCACCGATATCATCGAAACTGGTTACCTCGTAGGCCCAGCGATGCCCAGCCCACTCGAATGATTGGCCTGAGTTTTCCTTATTGAATCTCGCTCGAAGAAAGGCGTGGTAGTCAGGCGAATTCTTATAAACTTTCAATGTGTGTTTCATAATCATCTCCGCGCTTAAGCCGCGCCGCTGAACTAAAGACCTCTGCATATGCAGACATTTAAGCGGTGGATAGCCGCCCTGATAACGGAGCACCCTCGTGAAGATGCTTTGGTATCAGTAATAAAAACCCGCCGGAGCGGGTTACTTGATGAGTGATGCTGCGTATTCGAGAAGGTATAACTTCGGGGCCAGCCAGATTTTCAGCCAGTCCATGCTGTTAATGACCACAAGGACGCTGATAATGAAGGCTCCAGTACAGAAGAAAAGGACCATAAACGCCGGGAAGCTCATACTTTTTGTGTAGTCGAATGATTGTTCTATTACCCACGTTTCATCTTTAACCTTTGCCTTCCCATACCGTATTAATATGGATCTGGCGACCAATGGCATTCCACAAGAAATAACCAGCCCAACCATCATTGCCAGTGCGCTTGAAACGAAATTCCAGACCAGCAACTGATGAACAACATCTGGTATCTGCGCCTGACTGAATGCAACCGCCGAATCAATCCCATCACTCGCTTTCTGTAGAAGCTGAACGAGTATTTTATTTGCCCTTTCATCCATCGCCTTACCCTCTTGTCTCGTGAGCTAATAAAAAGTCCGCCGTAGCGACCTAACCTAGTGAAACCTCATAACCCTGTTCAGACAGCCAGGTAGCTACATCTGCATCACCAATGGCTTCCAGTAGGTCATCAACGCTGTATTCGGCCACTATCTCATCAGCCTTAATCGCGCCTGAGATATCCATGTCCACAACTTCAACATCCATATACTTACTCCATCCCTCACCCCAGAGAGAAATTCCTCCGATGGATTTCATTTGTATTGTTGCGCTAATTGCCATTGCCTCACCTCATAAGTTAATTAACGTGCCGTAACAGAATCTTTGCTGTTGCGATATCCCGCTGCGTAGAGCCCAACATCAGGCAAGCAAGCAGATCCGCTTGTATTGCTGTCACGCAGACTACCGAGCGAAGTGGCTCTGTCTACGCGCGAAGGGCATCCGCTAAGGATTTCACCAATGCGATTGGTAAATTGTTTCTCAGCGGCTTTCTTTGCGTTGAATGCAGCAAGGCGACGCGCCTGATTTCTGTTCATGGGTAAGCTCCAAATTCTTCAATGTATCTTTCGATGTTTGCATTGACTTTCCGTTGCGCAAAAACGCCATGTAGCTGCAACGCCATGTTGTTATAAGCAATCACTGCTTCACTCTTTTCCTTGAATAACCCGGCACATATCTGTGTCTTTTCAACCTTCAGGTATGCTTTCCACCTCTTCTCGCGTTTGAGATATGTAACTCCTGAATATCCAGATGTATTCATTGGAGAAATAACAATGTTTCTGTTGTTATCTGAGCGAGTGGCAAGGCGAAGGTTAGCAAGTCGATTGTCCTTTCGGTCGCCATTAATGTGATCGATGTCATCTGATTCGACGTTATGAATCATCTTCCAGATAACTCTATGGACCGCGTATTGCTCACCGTCAGCTCTGGTTCTTAGGTAGCCGTTGCTGGCATTACATCCGGCAACTTTCATTCCTTGCTTTCCCTTTCTCCATAAAATCCCTGTCTTGGGGTCGTATGAAAAAAGAAAGTGGAGTTTTTCAACAGAAGGCAATGGTTTTCTGTAACTCATGGTTCCTCCGAAGTTATTCCACTCATGCAAACCAAAGCTTGGATTGCATGGTTAGATAACTTGTCCCTCAGATTCTGAGGAGTAAATTGTTAATGAGCAGCCTGACTTCCTGTCTGGCGCGGCGGGTATTTCTGGTTGCCGCATCGATGTTTCGTTTCGATGGGTTTATAATAGGCTTGGCTATTATCGATGTAAATAGTTAAAGCTATAAAATTATCGATTAAGCTATTACTTTGTTGATATCTAAAGTGATTTATTTTTTCCGTTGACCGTGAGATGCTCAATAAAACATCGGGAGGTGGGTATGGATCGTGATGAACATGCAGATGACCGCATGGCCTTTATGGCTGGCGAGGTGGGGTGTGTGGTGTTCGAGCTGGTTTACAACGGCATCGAGATAACCAAGGACAACATAGTCGGGATGCTGGAGGGTAAGCGTAAGGCTGTAGGGAATGTGATTCACAAGGGATTGCTGAGGGATGCTGCGGAGTTCGTGAGGAAAGGGCAGTAGTGCAGGTGGTGCAGGAGCGGCGAAAAAGCGCAGGAGTAGCAGAAAAGTGCAGGTTTAAGTAGGGGGGATCGGGGTGCTGCCCATCTGGCGGGCAAATGGTCGCGTTAATATCGCGTAACTATCATTATCAATGACTTACACTGGCGGGCAGGTGGTGCTTTTGGGGGATCTGAAGGCAGCAAAAACCCGGCGCGGTGGCCGGGCTGTGGCATTTAGGAATCAAGGTCAGGCAGCATGATTTTCTCAATCAACGTCAATGCCCTTTGGTCTCGTTCAGCAAAATATTTAGGTGCGTACTGAGGCAGCCACACTTCGTTGAAGTGTTGTTTGAAATCTGCAAGATATTCGTTTGGGTATAGACGTACCGGGAATGTCCTGCCATCTGGGTACTCATGGTTATATGTTGGGAATGTCTTCGGCTCAATACCCCGGTTGTCACGGAGCCATTGCGAGAAAACCCTACCTTCTGAAATATCAGGAACCATTTTTTCAGGCAGCGTATATCCGGCCTGTTCAAGTGGCGCAACCAAGTTAAACGTCAGTTCATTAAGCATAGAAAAGTGCGTATGAGGAACCCTGCCTCGGTTTGTCATATATCGCTTAAGATGGATAGGAAGTTCGGCAGGCGCTCTTTCGCCTGACATCCACTCACGCACCCATCTCGATACTTGCACTGCAAATTTTGGAGATAGCCACTGAGCTAAATTAATTGCGATGTCTGGATGAACCCAAGTCCCTTGATTCTCTGCTCTTCCGCCTTTAAATGATTGAATTAACTCCGATATGGGAATCCCCATATCGCGTGATAATTCATCAAAAAAATCTTGTGTTGTTTTTAGTCGTGTATAGTCGGCAAGTAACTTCCCTGCAGACTTGCACATTGATGTGGCATTGATGTATCCGTCTTTGGTGCGAAGATGGATGACTTCTCCATCAACTTCTCTGGCGATTAACGCAAGTTGAAACTGTGTCATAAATCATCCTATTGCTGTGAAAAATAAAAATAATCACCCAAACGTCTCGTCAGGCCACTGCTATACCTGCACCCAACCTACTCAAACATATCCTCAGGCCACTGCTAAAGCTTGTTATAGGCGATAGACTCGTGGATCATGGCTTTCCCCATGATGTAGAGCTGATCCTGATTATCTTCGGTGACGTACCAGTCTTTGTAGGCGGGATTGTCCGACAGCACTGCGAGCTGCAATCCCTGCATTTGTAACCGCTTGACGTGGAAGTGCTGACCGAAAACGAAAGCATATACGCCATCAACCTTGAAATTACGTACGGAAACGTCAAAAAAAAGCCTGTCACCGGACTGGATTGTTGGGCACATGCTATCTCCATCTACAGTCATGACCTTCACATCCCCTTGATTGCGATTACCAAACAGGGAGCGAGCATGGTCTGTAGTGAATTCAATAGCGTGTAGAACCTCAACAAACTCGGAAATCATGAAAGATCCTGGTCCAGCGCTAAAAGTCAGATCCAGCACATCCACTCGGAAAATGCCTGGCTCGTTGATTGAGACTGGAACGTTAGCTGGTTCCTGAGCGTCATCGCGCATTGGTCCAATACCATCACTAAGCCATTCAGGGCGAACGCCTAACACTTGGGCAATCTGCACTGTTTTTCTCGACCCCTTAGCCCCGCCGCTTGCTAACTTCCAAACACTTGGCTGAGCCATGCCAACAGCCTCAGCGAGAGCGCCTTGTGTGACGCCTCGCTCCCGCATAGCAATATTTAGTCTTTCTGAAAATGATGTCTTGTTCATATCTCAATCATATAGCTGTAGCTATCGCTAATTCAAATAGCTTTACCTATTTACTTATCCAATAGTTAAGGCTATTATTCATCATGAAAAGAAAAGCAGGAGCTATTTATGGTCAACAAAGCTATTAACTCGGCCATTGAATTCGTAGGGAGCCAGCAGAAACTTGCTGATGCCTGCGGAGTTAAGCAGCCGTCCGTATGGGCTTGGTTGCACGGGAAGAAAAAGGTTTCAGCCGAGAATGCGAAGCGCATCGAGCTGGCAACTGA